TGATAACGCGGCAATGGTAGTACGTGGTGCAATGAGGATTGTCTTAATAGAAGATTTTAAACGTGGTGTAAGGTTTTATGCGTTTAGACCGTGGATGGGTTTTACAGATGATCCATCTGTTTTACAATCTCTTAATGCCGCCCATATTATTGGCGAGGTGACACCATCAGCTGATATAATAAAGCATTATGACGGTACAATTAAAAAGATTAAAAAAGAAATTCATAAACGAGATATGCCACTCGATGAAATACAGGATCGAGCTTCGGATATGTCTGAATCAGAATTCGAGGCTTTCTTATCAGAATATTTAAAGGAAAACGATCTGGATATATTTGATCCAGATCTTGATGGGTTTGATTCTGATGGTACTTCAAATGTAATTAAATTTAAGCCGAAAGGTACTATGCACTAATGTCATTTCTTGTACATCCCCTCGAACCTGTACCGGTATACGTTCGTAAAGAATACCTATACGATTTAGAACACGGTCATGGGGAATTTACTCCTGGTATTTGGATATCTGTTAAATCAATACAATACAAAGCACTCTATTTTGAAACACTACTTACAGACTATGGTGCGCTTTTTGATAAGTTACCAATTAGTGCTTTTGTTTGGAAAACAGATCACGGTGATTTACTCCCGTTAGACGTTCTACAGTTATGGGATTGCTTTGATTACCATTTAACTGTTACGAGTAAACCCTTGCTAAGTCGGTGTGAGTTTTTCGGTAAAGACAAACAAATGCACCCCGGTGAATATCTTTTTACAATAGACAATGCTCACCCGGATAAATCCATACTGGATATTAACTTTAGTGAACATGATCCAGAACATAAAAGTTTTAATGTAATACAATTGGATAATGGTCAATTTGCTTTACAACCGAATAATAGAATAATTTGGAGAGACTCGAGTCTCACGCCTGGGGATTTAAAACAGCCAGACTTTAAAGTGTGTACACAGAATTATTCAGTAGAAATAGAACCCAAATGGTCTGTTGGACATACTGACGAATGGCAATATAAAACGAAAGACGGCGGGTAATCTTTTCCCTCCTGAACGATATGCTTAATTATACCATAAAAACATGATTCCGTAAACCCATTAAATTTTAAAATTAAAAGAAAATAAAGTAGTATACAATCATACCAAACTATGGTATAATATATAATGAAAGGATTTGATATGGCTCGATCTAAAAGAAAAAGTATACACTATGTAAATAATGCAGATTTTTCACAGGCAGTAGTAGATTATGTTACAATCGTCGAACAATCCAAAGAGAAAAAGAAAGAAATCCCAAAAGTACCTGACTATGTAGCACAATGTTTCTTACGTATTGCAGAAGGCTTATCACACAAATCAAATTTTATTCGTTACACTTATCGTGAAGAAATGGTAATGGATGCAGTTGAAAATTGTCTAAAGGCTATTTCTAATTATAATCTAGAAGCAGCAACACGTACTGGTAAACCAAACGCATTCGCATATTTTACTCAGATATCTTGGTTCGCTTTCCTACGTAGAATCGCAAAGGAAAAGAAACAACAAGATGTAAAAATGAAATACCTTACACAGTCTGGTATAGAAAACTTTATTGTTAATGAGAATGGTGATGCAGGAAGCCAGCAAGTGGTAGATGCATTTATTGACACCCTACGTGGACGTATCGATAAAGTTAAAAATCACGATACCGAAATTAAAGAATTTGCAAAGAAAGAAAAGAAGAAAAGATCTATTAAAGTAGATTCTGATCTCAGTGAGTTTATGTAATGAAATTAGCAGTTCTGAACGATACCCATTGTGGTATTCGTAACTCCTCAGAAATATTCCTGAACAATGCCGCAGACTTTTATGATAACATATTCTTTCCCGAATGTGAAAAGCGTGGGATCAAACAGATCTTGCATCTGGGAGATTACTATGATCATCGTAAGTTTGTTAACTTTAAAGCGCTCAATCATAATCGCAAACATTTCTTAAATGAAATAAGAGACCGTGGTATGCATATGGATATTATACCAGGCAATCATGATACGTATTTTAAAAATACTAACGATCTTAATTCACTCAAAGAATGTCTAGGACACTATATGAATGAGATCCATATTATTATGGAACCGAAAGTCATGGAATATGGCTCGCTTAAAATAGCTTTACTTCCATGGATATGCCAAGAAAATTATGAACAGTCTATGAACTTTATACAAGAATGTAAAGCCGATTGGCTAGGTGCGCATCTAGAACTACATGACTTTGATATGATGAAAGGTATTAAAAATACTCATGGAGGCATGGATCATAAATTATTTGAAAGATTTGAATTAGTCCTTTCAGGTCACTTTCATACATCTTCCCGTAAAGACAATGTTTGGTATCTTGGTAGCCAAATGGAGTTCTTTTGGTCAGACGCTCATGATTCCAAGCATTTCCATATCATTGATACTGAAACCCGTGAAATAGAAAAAATTAGAAATACCTATACTTTATTTGAAAAAATTGTTTACAATGATGAAAAAATAGATTATAATAGCTATGACGTATCATGTTTAGATAAAAGATTTGTAAAGGTAGTTGTTGTTAATAAAACAGATCCTTTTGTTTTCGATCGATTCATTGATCGTATACAGAACCAAGATATATACGAGCTGAAGATTGCAGAAAACTTTAGCGAGTTTATTGGTGAAAATGTAGACGATCAAGGCCTAAATGTGGAAGATACATCTCAGCTTGTCGATGATTATATCGAAGGTGTAGAAACAGATTTGGACAAAGAAAGAATTAAAGCAGATATGCGTGAGCTAATGACGGAAGCACAAACTTTAGAAGTAGCATGATAAAATTTAAATCAGTTAAATATAAGAATTTTTTATCCACCGGAAATTCTTATACAGAAATCAATCTCAATCGAACAAAGTCGACGTTGGTTGTAGGACAAAATGGTGCGGGTAAATCCACAATGCTGGATGCTATCTCATTTGCTCTCTTTGGTAGACCCCACCGCAACATCAACAAGCCTCAGCTAATTAATTCGATTAATCAGAAGGCGTGTGTCGTTGAGGTTGAATTTAGTGTGGGAAGTGCGGGCTTTAGAATTGTACGTGGCATCAAACCAGGAATCTTTGAGATCTGGAAAAATGGTACTATGATCAACCAATCTTCCCATGCTAAAGAATATCAGAAGATCCTCGAGCAGAATATCCTCAAACTAAATCATAAGTCTTTCCATCAAGTTGTTGTATTAGGTTCCTCCTCTTTCATACCTTTTATGCAGCTTTCGGCAGGACACAGGCGAGAGGTGATCGAGGATCTTCTTGATATTAATGTATTCTCCAAAATGAATAATATACTACGTGACAAACAAAGTATATTGAAAGATCAATTAAAAGATTTAACATATCAAACAGACATTAATAAAAACAAAATAGACACCCAGAATAAGTATATCAGGGAAATACAAAAGCTTACCCAAGAAAATAGAAAAGAATATGAATCTAAGATACATGCATCGCAGAATAGTATCAGTGAACTACAGAGGAAAAATAGCGAGCTTAGCCTAGGTCTCCAAGAAAGTATTGGACAGACCGAGAAAGAGCTATCGACTCTACATGATCAACGCCAAGAACTTCTGTTGGGAAGCCAAGATAGGTCAACAAATATCTCCAACCTCAGCAAGCGGATCGGTTTTTTCGAAGAGAATGAATCGTGTCCCGTATGCGACCAAGCCTTGGCAGACGGCCATAAACATAATATATTGGAAGGTCTTGAAGAAGAGAGACGACATCACAAGAGTTCGCTTAAAGAAATCGGAAAGAGAGGCACGGTCGTGGAAGCGGAGATTAGCGATACCGGGAGTCTACTCCAATCGTTACGATCTAGGGTATCTGAACTCAGTCAGAACAACATCCAGATTGATAGCTTCCAAAAGCAAATACAAGAATACCAATCTTATCTTGACAAGAACGTGACTGCCGATCTAGAATCTGCACAAGACGACCTAAAGTCTTTAAGTGATTTACGTAATAATTTGCTTGAGAATAAATTCGAACTATCTGAAAATATATCCTACAATTCAGTAATAGCGGAAATGCTCAAAGACACCGGTATTAAAACCAAAATTATTAAACAATACTTACCAGTAATAAACAATCTTGTCAATCAGTATCTTCAAGTACTCGACTTCTTTGTACACTTTGACCTGAATGAATCGTTCCAAGAAACCATACGATCAAGACATAGAGACGAGTTTACTTACGACTCGTTCAGTGAAGGCGAGAAACAACGTATTGATTTGGCTCTTCTGTTTACCTGGAGACAGATAGCTAATATGAAAAACTCAGTTGCTACTAACCTGCTAATATTAGATGAAACATTTGATTCAAGCCTTGATCACGAAGGGGTGGATAATCTATTAAAAATACTACACACCCTAGGGGATGATACTAACATCTTTGTTATATCACATAAAGGCGAGATACTAGATGGTAAATTTAATGAAAAGCTAGAATTCAAAAAAGAAAAGAATTTTAGTAAAATGGTAGCTTGAGGGTTTACAACCAAATGAAATTGTGGTATAATAGATATATAATGATTAGGAGTATATTATGGAATTAAGTGAAAGGTCCTTACAG